GAAAGAGTAGTGCTTTTTTCATTTGCTTATTGATTTAATTTTAGCAAATGTACTACGATATTTTAGAAAAGCAAAAGAAACCTTACTAATTATAGCAAAGTTATTAACAAATAATTGTTAGTTTAGAAAAATAGAGTGAAGATAATACCCCCTATAAACGAGATGGGAATACCTATAAGCGCTGCGCTGCGCCAAGATTCTTTGCGTGCAGTCTGCTTGTATAAATCTTCCTGTGATTTAACTAATTGCTGTGATGTCTTTTCGTTGGTTAGCGCCCATGCATCAATAGACTTCTGCTGATCCTTAATAACAATGGCTGAAATGCTATCCGATTTAGATAGCGTTATAAACTGAGTCTTAAGATAGTCACGCTCAGCCTTTAATTTAAGTAGGCTTCTTACTTCCTTAGTCGTTAGACTGACCAGGGTATCTCTCACCGGCAAGCTCTGAGAGTAGATTGTGCATGGCTCTGCGAAGCCCATGCCTATCAAGAGAATCAATAGCACTAATGTTTGCTTCATATCTTTCTTTATTTCTTTCTAATTCTTCGCTAAGCTCTTCAATCTGAAGCATGCGCTGCACGTTTGTAGCTTCTAAAGAATCTATTACGTGAGTAGCTCTATCAGCTCTGCGCTCATATCCTTCTATAGTCTTTTCATCCTGCTTAATTCTGATGTATAAAGTCTGAATGATTATGCAGATGGTGATGGCTACAGCTATAACAATAGCGCCTTTAATTTGATCCTTCGTCATTAGATTTCTTTTTTGTAAAGATAGATTCTATCACTGTTAATCCTAACCCCCCACCTGCTAAAATAAGCAGACCATCGAACATAAATTCAGGGCATTTGTAATCAGTAAATGTACCAATGTATGAAAGGTTAATGCAAACGAGTAGAGCCAATATAGAAGCCACTCTTTTGCTACTTGCATCGGTCTCATTACTGAATACACTCTTAAGCCATTTCATCTGCGCTTCTTATTCATCTTGTAGATGGTAAAGATTGAAGCCGCTGCTGATAAGAGTAAACAAATAATCTTAAGTGCGAATTCTATATCTAACATCCATGCAGGTACACTAAGTAAAATACTGCTCACTGTACCGGTTACTCCTTCCGCTATCTGTTGTTGGTTACTGCTCATGTAATAAAGTGTAAGTAAACGCTTTTTTATTCGATTTAATGCATGCCTGAATAAGCTCTTTGAAATCTTTAGGACTATTCAATACTTGGCATCCTGCGCTCCACTTATCAATGTTCTTAGATTCAGCAGATTCATTAGCACGATGGATGTTAATACCAAATAATCCTGTATCTTCTTTGCCCTGCTCCTCAGCTACTGAATCTTTGTCAGCATCTCTAAACACAGTTACTTTTTTAGCCTGCACTAATGCGCTGTATTTGCCCTGATGCAAGCCAATAACCCAAGTGTCTACGTATTGCCCTGCCTTAAGTACAGCTGTGCCTAACTTATTCATAGGATTATTGAGCCAAAAAGTACCTGGATTAGTTGTTCCAGTGTACCACTTAACCTCATTACCCTGCACCAAGCCTATTAGATCATCAAACTTATTAGGCTCATTAGCTTTAGAGCGGATGCCCACGATATGAATAGTAGGCCATTTGTAGCCAAGCTCTGTGAATTGAGCCTTAAGCTCTTCTATTGTTGGTGCTTTCATTTTTTCTTAGTTCTTTATCGCGTTTAGATAAGTAGACTTTAAGCTTGCGCTCATAGTCCTTGCGTGTTTTTTCTTCCTTTGTCATGCTTTGTTAGTTAGTGAAATCTCTTACGTTGAATCTGCTCCAAGCACTATCGTAATTTCTACCCTCACTAAAAGCTACAGTGCTCTGCCTGTTTACTTTGCGTAATGGGTGAATATCAGGGAAGTTATTAGATGTGTATTCAGGATAAGAAGTGCTATTGTCGCACAAGTAATCTACTAAGCGCTGCGTGTACCACTGAGCATTCTCACGTGCCTTCTCCACTAAGCTGTCCATCTCACCTTTAGTTATGGCTGTAGTGTTTTCAGATTGGCGAGTAACTAAGTTACCATTATCATGCTTGTACATGAGGAAAGGATAAAGCTCTACCATTGTCCACCAAGCTGTTGGCTTAACAATGTATTCGTTTAATAAAGTCTCATACACTCCTGTTAAAGTGCCATTCTCTATCTCTGTTTTAATCTTATTGGTAAGGTCAGTACCAAGGTACAAAGTCATATACTTATCTTGAGCGAGATACATAGCAGGTCTAATTAAGTTAGTATCTACAGCTTCATTAAGTTGAGTGTACTTCTTTAAGAATTCCTCGTTGATGAATAATATTTCGGGTGCTATTGCCATTGTGTGTTAGTTTTAATTTGTTCCTGGATATCTGCCATTATTCGGTAAGTCATACGTACGAGTGTTAGCTGTAGCGAAGTCTTTAGCTATATCTTTAAGAGGCATTCCTGCACGAATAGCTTTAGCCACTGAGATTGGATTAGATGAGTCTAAACCGTTATCTGCAATGAATCTTCCTTTCTCTCTCTTTCTAAAATATACTCTACGCTCCCAGTAGTGTTTGCAATTGACCGAGCCCTTCCACAACCATATGCTATAGGTAGAGCCATTATGGCCCATGTTAGGATTAAGGATATTACTATCTGTTTCCATTGCAGTTAAATCTTCGTATCGGTAAACATAGCCAGCCTTAGCTGCGCTTACCATTTGTCTGCAAAACTTGCGGCTGTTTTTACTTAGATTCTTTGAATAAGAATAACGAATCTTATAAAGTCCGCTATCCATTTCAGAAGGTAAATCAGGATCTGCATAGCTTCTAACTGATGCAAGATTAACAGGCTCAGCTTCTATCAATTCCCACTCATCCTCATCTACTATCTCACCCTTATCTTCCAAGAATTCACACCACCAATTCTCATCATCTTCTGTGAAGATTGGAGGCTTCTCTTGTGGATCGGCTGAAAGCTCAGCTTTATATCTGTTGTAAATTGCAGTAGCCCAGTCTCTCCCTGCATCACCACCCCATAACTGCCATGCTACTCTGCCTGCGCTTGGAAAGCCTTCCTCTCCCTGATTCCATCCTGTAGCTTCCTTATCTACAGCGTGACGTTCAAAGTAGCTGTACATTCGTGTAATGGTCTCATAAGATAGATTACGCTTATTGCTGATATCGCGAGCTCTCGCTACTCCTACCTCAGTGCCACCTCTGCCATATTCCTCTCTCCACTTCAAACCTAACTCAGCCTCTGCGGCCATCTCGTTAGTAGGCTCGAAAGATTCAGGGATTTCTAAATTAGTCTTTTTTTTTTGAGCAGATAGCTTAGCTACTGCACTTCCCTGCGATGGCTCAAACATTGCTGTAGCTACGTCTATTGGAAGTTGTAGGAATTGTACTAAGAATACTATAGCTTGCTCTTTTGTTAGAGCTCCTGTGCCTACTGCTGCTACAATTTCTAAAGCACTTGCTATCTGAGCTCCATTATAAGTTACATCACTTACAGAAGCGCCTGCTGGTGCTACCGGTGCAGGTGCATTTACATCAGTTGTTGCATTATCTGTAATAGCTGTAGGTGCTATTTGTGGCGCTGCTTCAGCTGCATCAGCGAATATATCATTAGACTCAATGTATAAATCAGCCACAATGCCCATGCCCTTAAATATCTCTTCAAGTGAATCAGTTATAATCTTTTGATATGGCTCAATGATGTTTCTGTTAAAGATGCGGTAAGCGCTCTTCATCTCATCAGCGTTACTACCTAATCCTCCTGCATCACGAATACCAAATAATAGAGGTGAAGTAACTCGGTGAGCTGCTAAGATATTCTCTCTTGACTGCACGCTTAATTCCTGCCACTGCTTATCTGCATCACTCATAGGCACTAAGTCTAAGCGCGGTGCTCTATCAGCTGACTCATTAAATGTGAATACTACCTTACCTGCTTTCTTAGCACCTACCATGGTCTCCCAATTTCTGCGAATAGCCATCTGCTCTTCAGGATCAGGAATGCCGTTATTCATGTGCAAGAAATAGCTTGGCGCCATTCCATTGCTTAAGAAAGCTCTATAAAATTCGCTAATATCGCGAGTAATTTCAATGTAGTTAATAGCACTGTAATAATCAGGCTTAGGATAGTAAGCAGAGCCTGGTGTCATCACTCCAACAAACAACACTTGAGAAGGCTCATCTGCTTTCGTTGTTGGATTGTACATAGGAATAAACACAGGAATGTTTTTCTTCTTACGCGTGTCTGACCAATCTTTAGAGTAATAAATGCCCGGTATAATATCCTCTTCATTAGCCACAGCTAATCTGCAATTCTCATAAGGCAGATGATTAATCTTAGCAATGGTGCTTCTATCTACGCTCCAAATTACTTCTAAGTAGTATCCTCCCTGCATCTTAGCATCCAATGCTATTGGCCTGCGGATAGTATTTAATTTAAGTCTATCTATCTCTCTTTGAGCAGCAGGATTGTTACTCTTAATTTCCTTTCCTGCTATCATGAAAGATATGCTCATAGTTAGAGCAGAGTGCACAGGTGAAGCATAGTACAAATCAATAAGATAATTACTAAACAAGTTAGCCTCTCCAAGTGTTACCCATCCTTTTGGAGTCTCTTTCTCGGTAGCTTCCTGAGGCATTGCTGCGCCAAGATTCACTAACATTGGTGCTGAGGTCTGTGCTATATTATCCATTGTAAGTAATATCGTTATCTATTGTTAAATTCGGCTCAGTGAAACGAGGAGTAGTAATATCTTCAACGATTAAATAACCCTTCTCTATTACTCCCTCGACTGCCGCGTTTGTAGGATCTAAATTAGTGCTGCTATTTTGGCCATAAACTATGTAGCTGAAACGTGCTGGGTAGTTAATTAATAGGCTTGCAGCTGTTGGTGTGTTGGCATTTGTGCCGATTTGAATGGTAGTATATCTATCATTCTCTGCTATCTTTGTTGGAATAGCGTAAAGCTTCTGAAGTGTCTGCTCGTTGGTTAGTTCAAGCAGATAATGTGTGTATGTATTAGACAGCAAAAGCTCCCCTTGCTTGAGTGTCAAGTAGAGGAGCTGTGCTGCTGTATTTTTAAGTAAATAAATCATGCCTTAAATATAGCACAATTTAGTTTACAATGTACCTGCTACTACAGTAACAGTTGCGAAGTCTTCAAATGGAGTATCTCCAGCGTCTTGGTCAAG